ATCACAGTTTGCATTGTCATTTAACCAGCGCATAAAGTTAGATTTACCAACGATTTGAAATGACTCCTCTTCATCATGGTCATATATATGAAATTCTGAAGCATCACAAGATGCCTTGTACAACTTCTCAAGATAACGGTTAACATCAAATCTTTTCATTTTAATTCTCCATTATAAATTTTAATTCTTGTTGGTCGTCGTCGTGCTTTGCTTGGCGATTACTGATACTGAGCCAAGCGTTTGCTTGGTTGCGAGGTTCGAAGAACCGAGCCGAAATTTTGGCAAAAAAAAGAGGGGAATAAATCCCCTCCTTGTCTGTTTGTTTATGCTACATTCTTCCTTCTTTCTTTGATAGCATCAACATCAACAACAACGTTTGTTGTTGTGTTCATTCCCTTCGCATCTTGGTATAACTTCCAACGATTATCAAAGTTAGAAATTGTAAAAGGCTCTTTCATTGCAATAGTATAGAGCAATGCATCCCACGTGCTGAGTTTCAAAGCATTTTCCCATTGAACCATAGCCTTTGAGAAATCAAGTGCTTGTTTGCTAGTTTGATAGTTTTCTGGATCTCGTACTTGCTCGTCATCCAGAGCTTTTTCTGCCTTGTTCAGTCTTTCATTGGCATAGTCGACAGAACCCGCAGAGAATTTAGCTTGAAATCCAAAACGTGTTAATGCATTCAAGTTATAGTATGCATTGTTTTCGCCATTGAATTTAGTCGCTTGTTCCTCTGCATCAAGATAGCCATCACCGATTACAGAATTAAAGAAATTCAATGCAAGTTTAACAAGGTCTTTGTCGTATGAACTTGTCAAGTTTGTTAGTTGGTCTGATATTTGATTATTTACTTTAGTCATTAGTCACTCCATTTAGTTAGTTAATATTATAATTAAACAAGGGAACAAACGCCCTCGTTTGATCCCTTGCCCTTCGGCGAGAACAGGTGAATTATGCAATAAGAATTACGGAGTGTCTGAAAAACTTGTTGGTATGCGTTTGAGCATACGTTTAAAAGAAGTTTTTTAGAAACCGTCATTGTTATTGCATAAGGGGACAGAGTCCCTATTCTCTTCGTAGTTGTATATTCTGTCTTACAGAAAGACACTTCCACGTTATGAATAGCTTATCAAATTTCCTCACGGCTACTGGGGCGGAGGACAATTTGAGAAGATAGGCAGAATGTGGTAGTGGCGATGCATCGTCGTTTGTCTTAGTTTCTTATTGGCGCACCTTGGTCGTTACACGAATGTGACAAGACACCTGGGTGGCTTGGTTCGCTTTGGATCTTTGATCCTCTAGCGAATAGGGCAAGGTCAAGATTATAATTGTGCGTTGACAAGGTATTATTCTCGGTCGATAAGAGGGGGATATAGGGGGTGATTATGACAGCCATAAAGACAGATAGTCGTCGACATTTGACAGATAAACAAGAGCTTTTGGTGGATACTCTCGTAGCCAAAGGTTGTAGCATAGCTGAAGCATCACAAGATGCTGGATATGCGAAAGGGGAAAGTGGTAGAGTTAGCGCGTCAAAAGCATTACGGCTATCTCATGTGCAAGAGTATATGATGAAGAGGATAACAGATTCTATAGGAGTTAATGCTACGTTAGCCAGTGCCAAGCTCGTTAAGCTAGCTTCTGGTGCTAAGAGTGAGTACGTTCAACTAGAGGCGAGTAAAGACATCCTAGACCGTGCTGGATTCAAAGCACCTGATAAACATATGCACCTCCATGCTGGAGAAATAAAGGTTAACATCGATCTCAGTTGATAGAGGGGGGGTTAAAAACTCCGTCGCTATTTACCTCACTCCTCACTCACTCAGGATTTTTTTCAAAAAGGTTCGGTTTGTGCGTGGCATAATCTCCTAGCTTTGTTCATAAGCAAACTATGAAAGATCAATACAACGTATTAATGCATGGGTTGGTGAACTCTCTGCTTCCAGAGTTTATGGATGCTGACAAGCTAGAGATGGATGATGCTTTAAGTGAACCTACCTTAAAAGCATTAACGAAATTCCTGGACCATCATTTGGGTGACGTCGACGTGGGAACTACGAGACAATTTAAGTACAAGAATGTCCAAGATTTTTATGGTGGTAAACCTATTTTAATAAAACAGAAGGACGGCACTTTCAAACTGGATGAAAAAGAAATGGCAAAGAATACCCCTGACCAGAGTTTAAGAACGATACTTGGTAGCTTTACAGTAACAAGGACTGAAGATGGGTATGACATTCTTGATGCGTATGATTTTAGTCAAAGGCCTAGAAGTCATTATTCAAAACAAATACCTGAATGGGAAGGTGATGATACTGCCATGACCTTGATGGATATTGCTTATCGCTGGACTCAACAAGATAAGTGGATGGACTATGAAACTGTCAGGGCATTTGCTGGAAACAGACTGCCTGAGAAGAAACTAAGAGATCAAGGACGAGAAGGACTAGATCCAAAGAAAAGTTCTACCCTTGCGATCAAATGGTCGGTTCCTGAAGGTCAGGCAGTTAAAGCTAAAAAATTTAATAACAGTGTACTAGAAGTATTAAACAAGGAGAAGTAACATGCCACCAAGAGGTGTTTATAAAGCAAAGCAAGAAGAAAAGAAAAAGAAGCAAGTAGCTAAAAGTAGTCCTCAACATTCATTTGCAAATAAATTAGGTCGCTCTCCAACGCGTGACCCAAGAGATAATCAAAACCAGCCATCAGGAACTAGTGCTGTTCAAAAAATGGTTTCACGAGCAGACAAAATAAATAATGCTGTTAAGACGACGTCAGCGAAAGCTCAGATGTCACCACCTATTTCAAAGCCAAAAAGTCCGACCAAGTTTACTATCAGTGGTGGGTTAATCAAGGGTGGTACAATCTATAAAGATGAAGTTACTGGTTCGACATTGGCTGGTAAAGAAACAAGAATAAAAGCATTAAGTAATCCAAAGTCTGTTAAGGTTGTAGGTTCAAGAAGTGGTAATACTCTTTTACAAGCTCGTCCTGATATGGACCAAACAACATTAAATAATACACTTCAAAAGATTACTGCTAATAACAAGGATGTCGTCAGCAATCTGACAGATCCATCAAAGACAAAGGTAGATCTTTTAACTGGCCAACCAATCTCAACTACCCCTACTCTTTTATCAGATCTTCGTAAGAAAAGAAAACGAAACTTGGCTGGTGGTAACTTCTGGTCACAAATGATTAGGTCACTTCTAGGTTAAAATGTGGATCCTATCACAGCCCTTGCAACTGCCAGTTCGGCTTTTCAATTAATAAAAAAAGGTTTTCAAGCTGGTCGTGACGTAGAATCTATGTATGGCGATATCGGAAAATGGATGGGTGCAGTATCAGATGTCAACCATGCAGAGAAGATGTCCAAGAACCCACCTCTGTTTAAAAAATTATTTGCTGGTTCAAGTGTAGAGCAAGAAGCAATGGATGCATTTGCCGCCAAAAAAAAAGCAGAAGCTATGGAAGATGAATTGAGGACTTGGATAAACATGGTTCATGGTCCTAATGCATGGAGCGACCTACTTAAAATGCAATCAAAAATTAGAAAGCAGAGAGCCGAACAACTATATGCTCAAGCTGAGTTTCGTTCAAAGATACTCAACATTGTCGGCATTATTCTTTTATGCACAATCATTGGAGGTTTAGTTATGTACATTGGCTATTTATTTTATTTGAAACGTATGGGTGATTTATGAGTTTCCTACATATTTTAAAGCCTGAAGAACGTCGGCTATTAAGAAAGATTGTCAAGCATATTCATTTTCAATATTACCCTGATGAACATAAAACAGATTATGAAGCTGATAAGTTGATTGCATCGATTGCTCCTAAAGCTGTCGAAAATCTAATTAAATCAGGCAGAGATAATTACATTGACAACATTTAGTTACAAGCCTGACGGCAAAGTATTAAAGGAGTTTATGAAAGATGACTCATTCTTTAGAGGACTGCGTGGTCCAGTTGGTAGTGGAAAGTCGGTGGCATGTTGTGTCGAGGTCTTTCGGAGAGCGTTGGCACAAAAGAAAAACGACAAAGGTATTCGTCGTTCGCGATGGGCAGTTATTAGAAATACCAATCCCCAGCTTAGAACAACCACAATCAAAACATGGCTAGACTGGTTTCCTGAGAATATTTGGGGAAACTTCAGATGGGAAGTTCCCTATACACATTTTATAAAAAAAGGTGAAGTTGAACTCGAAGTAATCTTCCTTGCACTCGATAGACCTGAAGATGTAAAAAAATTGTTATCCCTAGAATTAACAGGAATTTGGGTAAACGAAGCCAGAGAAATCAATAAGAGCATTATCGATGCATGTACAATGAGATGTGGGAGATTCCCTTCTATGCGTGAAGGTGGTCCATCATGGTCAGGAATTATCTGTGATACGAATGCACCTGAAGAAGATCACTGGTGGGCGATCATGTCAGGGGAAGTTCCAGTACCTGACCATATTCCAAAAGAACAAATCAAGATGCTGGTTAAACCTGATAACTGGCTGTTCTTTACGCAACCTCCAGGAATGATTGAAAAGAAAAACCAAGATGGTGAAGTACAAGATTATATCCATAACAAACTGGCAGAGAACAAGAAGAATCTTTTAGGCAGTTACTATGACAATACTGTTAAAGGTAAAACAAAATCATGGATTGATGTCTATGTA